TTAACTTACTGATTTTAATAAGCCTCTGGTGTCACTTTGGTGACTATGGGGCATCATTGGGACATAATCTGTCAGCTTCTGATTCAGCATTGCGATCTGTTCTGCATTGCTGTCAGTCATCCATGCTCCGTATACATTGAATACCATCTGGGCACTTGCATGGCCCATCTGGCTGGCAATGAAGCTTGGGTTTGCTCCGGCAGATAATGACCAGCACGCATAAGTGTGTCGTGACTGGTATGCCTTTCGATGCCTGATCCCTGCACGCTTAATGGCTGTTTCCCATGAGTCACCTACAGAATCGACTTTGTAGACAAAACCTACCTGTTCGCTTTTTCTAACCACTTGAGGGTTAAACACGAAAGTACATTCATGGTTCACTGAACGTCCATATTCACGTAGTTGCACCTTGATGTTGTACTGCTTACCCAGTCTTGTCATTTCAGCCTGATTTTTCAGGACACTGATAGCGGGCTGGATAAGGTGCACAACCCTGTTTGTGCTTGCTTCAGTTTTCGGTAGAGTGAACTCACCAAGTTTCGTATAATTGCGCCTGATGGTAATTGTTCCTGCCTTCAGATCGATATCTTCCCAGGCCAGGGAGACCAGTTCACCGTGACGCATTCCTGTGTACACAGCCAATGACCACAGGTTTTTCGTCTGCTGATGTCGGCAAGCATCTATCAGGCGAATAAATTCGTCACGAGTTAGCGGATCTGGCTCTGCCCTGGCTCTTTTAAGAGGCTTAATTCCCTGGAAGGGATTTGCTTCTAAGTAACCGTGATCTGCAGCAAACTGAAACATTCCAGCGATTGTCGTCATGTAATAATTTACAGTAACGACGCTCCGTCCTTTTGCTGCTGCTTTGTTTTTCGTTGAATTCTGATACCCGGTAAGCAAATCTTTCCTGATATACAGCAATTCCTCTTTGGTTACCGATGACACCAGTCTACTGCCTCCAATTTTCGGAACCATCGTTCTTGCAACGGATTCATAGCGATTGAATGCATTTGCAGAGATTTCCATTCGTTTCAGATCCAGCCACTTTTCTTCAAGTTCCTTCACCGTAATTTCTTTTTTACTTACCCCAAAAGCCTGAAGGTTGGGGGAGTCAGGGAACTGTGCAGCATAATCAAAGCTTCCTGTGCGGATGGCAAAACATACTGATGTCCGCAGTTCCCCGGCGATCTTCCTGTTCTTGGCAGTGTCAGGGACACCAAGATTTTCCCTGACACGTTTACCTTTAAAATTAAACCAGATGCGTAATGTGCCGCCGTGGTTTTCGACGCCTGTTGGATATTTGACTTTATCCATCGATACCTCCAGACGCCCAAGAGCGATACGAGCTTACATATTTCATGATATTAAATCACCTGGGTTGTTTGTTTTTCATTGAGGCGACCCAGGCATCTATTGCTTTTCTGTTATACATACATTCACTGGAAGGCTTTGGATTACCGTCTGGTGATACGTGAATATACTCTCTTCCAACCATCCAGCATTCTTTCCGGGCCCGAAGAATTGTGCCTGGTTTGAGCCCGGTAATTGCGATAAGAACGCTTTCACAAACCCATTCATTGGGAGCCAGTTGAATCACATTGCCCATGTATTACCTCACACAACACTCAGCCCACGGCAGTGGCAACACACTTCAAACATTCGCTTCACAACTTCACGACAGTAGAAGCCGTCAACATCTCGCGTCAGGTCATAGCGATTGCCGTAACGCTGGTGGACCCATCGTTCAAATGCTTTATTCATTCTTTACTTCCTTTTTATGGCTCGTAATTTTTTCAGGTGCTTTTCCTGCTCAGTGTCCGCGAGAATTTTGCGGTACTCCTGGTGGTCAATATGTTCGAACAGGCAGTTTAACTCACCAATGCGTACCCGCCCGGATCGTCCGTCCATCCGTCGAAAGAACACTGAGTGCTCAGTGATGCGAGTAATCACCACGGGGTATCCGGCTCTGTCCGTGTATATCTGACCGCGTTGAATCAAAGCGAACATGTGGTTATCCCCAGCGGCAAATCGAATACACCACCAGCGCCACCGCCATCGCAATTCCTACCGTTGTTAATGCTTCAGGCCAGGTCATCGTAAAATATCCTCCACGCTTATCAGTCCGTTCCGCTCCAGATAACTCATCGCCTTATCCGGTAATTTGCAGTCTGGCTTCGCTTTCCTCAGTTGCCAGGTTAACTGCTTTACCAGCATGGTTAACTCATCGACCAGACGCTGATATCCCACTGGTTTGTATTCATGCAATTTACCGGCTGGCTCTGCTACCAGCGATACCAGTGCGATTTCCAGAACAGCAATATCCATCTTATATGTGCGGATGATGTCATGGTCGATTGTGCCCGGTATGCACAGTCTCTGTGCTTCAATAGTCTCCTCTGCGTGAGCTATTAACTGCTCTCTGGTAAAAGTCGTCATGCCGTAGCCCCTTCTTGATATTTTTCAAACCAGAACACAACCGGCTCTGCTTCCAGCGATACCAGCGCAATCCGTGCCAGTTCCATTTGTTCACCACGGGTAAGCCCGTTTTCAAGCGGATTTTTAATGAACAATTCAATACGTTCTTTGGTAATAGTGGTCATGTGTTACTCCTTAACCCGCAGTGCTTTCAACTGATGAGGGGAACAAAATCTTTTCATCAAACCCTGCATTCATATCATGGACAGCAACACACCAATCCATTGACGAACGATTATCAAGAGCCTCCATGATTTCATCCATGCGGCGCAGGTCATACAGGTAAATGCTTTTATCGCCAATGGTGTAAAAACCAATTTTTTTCGGTGATGGGCAGCGATCAAGAACGTCCTGTAATTCGTTCAACCATGCCCGTTCTTTTTTTGTTAAAGTTGCCATATCACTCTCCTTTCCCATGAAGCATAGCGGCGCGGCAGGCGTTCCAGCCTGTAGCGTATGCAGCCGCTTTGCTGCTGCCTTCAACTGGCGCATCCTGCCAATACATTTCATCCGGCACTACCGGCGCTGGCAAGGCAGCGTGATAGTAGAGTGGCATAGTTTTGTACAGTGGTTCGCCAGGACTTCCGTCAACCTGATTCCATTCTTCAACCCAGGCATCAACAACCGCTTTGCTGGTTGATACATGTTCTTCTGAATCTACATTTTGTCCTGATATACAGAACATAACTGCCTCTGCTTCCAGCGATGCCAGAGCAATTCGTGCCAGTTCCATTTGTTCGCCACGAGTAAGTCCGTTATCAAGCGGATTTTTAATGAATAATTTGATACGTTCTTTGGTTATAGCGTTCATCTCACTCTCCTTTGATGCGAATGCCAGTAGCGCGGATTGCATCGATGACTTCAGAAACTTTGTATGCCATTACCGTTTGGTAATCATCGTGAAAATCTGTTCGATGAAGCATGCTGCTACGTTCCGGGAGCGATATTTCCCGAGCATCCAGTTCCTTAACGCGCTCCTCCAGTTCGTAGACCCTGCATTGTTCTCTATCATCAATCAGATATAACCCAAGACATTCGCTTTCTACCCAACCGCCAAAATCATGATCGTAACGCTCACATGAAAACTCACCGTCACCGTCCTTTGTTGGAATGGTGTAACTATCTAATGGGCCACCATATGTCGGCACATTTCCCAATGTTGGATGCTCAATCCACATGAAAAATGCACGTCCGGTTATTGGGCAAATATCTGGCCGCCATTGGTTACGAACAGCCTTGGTTTCGGATAATTCTTCAGCGTGTTGTTTTACTTCCTCAAGCTCAACTCTCAGCTTCCCAACCGTAAGAGCAATATCCTCGTTCTTCTGGTCGCGGCGTTTGATGTATTGCTGGTTTCTTTCCAGCTCATCCAGCAGCGCCAAGACGGTAGCCGGATTGGCTGCAGCGATGAATTCAGCATTGGCCTGCTGTTCCATTTGGAAATCTTCATCGAAACCGCTTTCAGGATGCGCTCCTTCAATTCTGCAAATGGGAATATATCCAGCAGCCTCGCGATGAATTAGCGCATCATCACCATCAAATCGGCCCTCTCCATATTCGAGCGACCACTCACCACACGTTGCTTTCTCTGCCTTTTCACGCAGTGCCTGATAGTCAATCTTGCTCACTGGTTGCCTCCTTTGCCGGGATTTCTAACTTTTGAGTGGTTGTATCAAATTCAAACAACTTAACCACGTCATCAAACAGGACATAATCACCATCAGGATCTTCAGTCATATCTGCGCCACAATCCTGACCGCACGAGTCGCAACCATCCATATCAAGCTCGTATCGCTTCAGGTTTGCGATATTTGATAAATTCAGCGCCAGTACAGCCAGGTCATAAACCTCTTCGGCAGTGACATCGCTGTTCAGTCCCATTTCATGGCGATATATGATTTTTTCTACTCGTTGTTTTGTGATCGTCATTTTTCTCTTCACTCCGATATACAAGGATTACCACACCCCCTCTGCTGATTGCGCGAGCTGGATCCCCTGGTTCCATGCCGTCAATTCCGAAGGCTTCGGAAAACGCATTCATTGCCTTCTGGCGTTCATCCTGCTTACGGCGTTTATTCCATTTTTTCAGGAACAACAGCGACAGCCACCGTCCGCTGCAGAACACGATGTAAAAATAACCAAGGAGCGCCAGGCCGACATTCAGGGCCGTTTCTATGGTTAGTTGTGAGTCAGTTGCCATTTCTTACCTGTTTAAGTAACTGGTTGAACATAACACTTAGGGGATTGCTGTATCCAAACGGCAGATTGTTTACGCAGTACAGAATCATTTTGTTTTTTTCTCCAGTTCGTACTATTAACCCATTCCACAATAACCGTGATAATTCATTACTGATAGAAGTTGCGCTTCTTCCAAGTGCGAGGGATATATCTTCTCTACTGCAATCTGGATTTTCCTGGATATACTCGATAACGGTCATGTGGTCCCTTTTACTTAATATCTGTTTCGGATTGCATGCCATGAGTATTCATTTCGTTAATAATTTCATCCAGAAGGATTTCAAGCCCTTCTCGACCCATATCTGAAAGAATGAAACCTTTATCAGGGGAAGTAGTGAGCATTTTCTGATAAAGAAACAGCGCTCTTCCCATTCCTTCAGCTTCGCCGTATTTTTGAATTAAATTCCATTCAATATACTGTTGTAAGGCAAATCGAATGGGGCCGGGATATATCGTCATAAACCCATACATCCCGTTATATACCACGGCGTGTTCAGTTGTTCCGTGTTCATTCAGGATATCAATTGTGCCGTTCTTGTCTTCTTCTTCGTTGATGAATGTCGTCACATACAACCATCGCCACTGAGCAACCTTCATCTCAACCGGAAGTTTACCCAGTAATCCTGCTTCGTCGGCTTGCGCCAGACACTGAAGGATACGTAAACCTCGCACATTAGGAGTATCGAATTCTCCGGCATCCAGACGACGTATGGCGTCGTGATAATCAATCGTCATACTGCCAGTTCGTATACCATTGGCTGTTGCTTCAGCCTGGAATTCATCGTATTGCATGATATTTATTCCTCATCTTCATCTGCTGGTGCAATAACGTCATATCCTGCCTTTTCTGCAATAAACAGGAATGTTGAAAGAGTTCCTACAAGTTCATCGTCATGAACATGGCGAATGAATATTACTTTCCCGTTTTTGATGGTCAGCAATACTCTGGTTTGTTCGTGTTCTGCTGTTTTCTGATGCATTATTATCTCCCGTATGCTTTACGCAGAAATAAGCAGGCAATATGCATGTAATTTTCACCGTATTGTGCAATAAGGCAGGCGGTCTTGTGTGATGCCATATTCTTTATAAAAGTCACAATAAAGCCTCCTGTGGATTAAGGTTGTAACAATCCCCGGCGATAAAACCGCAATAAACGTTCAGGGCATATTTGTTGTTATTGCGCTAATTCTTTTTCGGCAGCAGCTTTTGTATACTCACATGCAAAATTCAGAATTTCGCTGCCGAGTGTTTTCGTTTCGTGATTACTGGACATATGTAATACCTGTGTTGCATGCAATAAATGATAAACATTTACCGCAAATGAATCAGGCTCCAGGCAAATGCCTTCGTAATTATCTTGCTGTGAGGTTGTTTCTGTCATTGCTCCTGAAGTGCATACGAGCCTGTTTTTGACAATTCTCTTTTCTCTAATCACTATATCGGCAACATCTATTGCCTTTACAACCTCCGGGAGAAGTTCCGGGTTTGTATAATCAAAGTCATCAACATGGAGAACAGTTATGTTTTCGAACTTTTTCATGGTTTCCTCAGCTGACTTATATGTTCTGCTATATAGCGAGTCTCAGAAGTGTTTTCATATTAAGACTGTTTCCGCAATGATTGATAAAAATGTTCGCATGTACCTTGAGGGGCGAAGCGGCGATTATGTCACCATTGGTATTGGTTCTTCCGTAGAAGAGCTTCGCGAGATAAGGGGCAAACTTGTTGAGATGCGTCATGGTGTTGCTGCTCCTCACTTTTTGGTTGCTCCGGAGGAGTAACCTCACCAGTTAACAGCCACATCGCATCGCAGCCAAGAATATTTGCCAGTGGGATAAGCATACTGATAGTTGGTTCATACTCTCCGCTCTCCCACTGGATGATAATTTCTTCATCGAGATCGAGCAGCCTGGCGAGTTCGGCGGTTGTTAAGCCGCAGGCTTCGCGTTGGGTGCGAAGACGGTTGTTGATTGCAGAATTTTTGTTCTGTAAAAGCATTGCTGACGATAGCTTTCTGGATATGCTATTTGTCATATCCCATGCCAGTCCTGCGCATGACTCTATATCGCTAGAGAGCGTAGCATCAGGTGTTGCTTTTGCTATTAGTGTAATGAGGCTGCCGAGGTTTTTCAGTTCTTCGAGACAGTCAAGAGTTGTAGCTTTATTGATCATGAGATGATACCTCAGTTACGAACTTTGTTTTATGGTAACTAAGGTATCAAGGCGTGGCAAGTGATTTTTGATACTTTGGTTTCTTTTTGTGTTTTGTGTCTGGTCAGAAAATATCCCATCTGGCATCAACCACAACACCTACTATTTCGCAATCATTGTCCATTTCTATGATTGGATATTGTGGATTAAGGGGCTTTAGAAACGCCTTTCCCATGTCAGAAATATATTTTTTGAATGTTGCTTCATTGGTGGATTTTTTTCTGGCGATGACGTAACACCCTGAAAAAACTTCTTTATCTGGGTTGACAAGGATCGACATTCCTTCAGGAAATGTTATTCCTACGGGCGAAGTCATTGAGTCTCCGTGCACTTCCAGCCAGAACCCCCTCTCACCAGCGTATTTTACAGAATGCCTCCAATTATCCTGATCATACATGTTGTAGTCATCACCAGAAGTTGCGAATAATCCTGCCTGAACCCAGTTAATTACAGGGTAAGAGTGTGCTGTGTCTCTCTGTGGGCAGCTCTTAACATTATTTTCCCAATGCTTATCTTTTTCATCTCCGTTCTGAAGCCACTGCGGTGAACACCGCAGTGCAGCTGCAACTTTAAAAAGGGTGTCACCGTTGAAACTTTTTGTAAGGCCTTGCTCGGCTTTACTTATTGCAACTCTGGTGACCCCAGCTTTTTTAGCCAACGCATCTTGTGTTAACCCAGCTTTTTGCCGTGCGTTGATGAGACGTTCACCTAAAGACTTCATTTTTCTTCTCCTCTCATGGCTGTTGATACTAAAGTAACAGAATTTCTTGATACTTTGGGTTCCTGTGGTTAACATCGTTGGATAACAAAGTATCTGGCGTGAGACTAAAGAATGACCCTTTATGAAATATTAAAAATTCAATTTAAAACCAATGCCGCTATTGGTCGCAGGTTCCCAAAGAAAGGAAGGCCTCGTGGCAGTCAAGGTGTTGGAAAGTGGAAAACGCGAGGTGTTCCGGAGGATGTTGCCATTCTTTGTCATCTGGATCCGAGCATTCCATATACACACCCAAGTCTAGCGAATACAGAAGATGACAAGCCCACAGGAGACCAACAATGAACACCGCAATTTTTAACGGCAAAGCATCCATGACCAGCCTTGAAATCGCAGAGTTGGTGGGCAGCCAACACAAAGATGTTAAGCGCAGCATTGAAAGGCTCATGGATAAGGGGATTATTCGAAGTGCGCCAATGGCGAATTTCGAAATAATCAACAACTTAGGATTAAAACGAAATGTAGGTGCTTACATCTTCGAAGGCGAACAAGGTAAGCGCGACAGCATCATTGTCGTCGCACAGCTCTGTCCTGAATTCACAGCTCGCCTGGTAGATCGCTGGCGCGAACTGGAAGAACAGATCCGTAAGCCAATGAGCGAAATCGAAATGGTTGCCGCGATGGCTCTTGAAGCCGTTCGCCAACAGAAACGGATCACTCAGGTGGAAGAAAAAGTCAGCCACGTTGCTGAAACAGTCGAGCAAATTAAAAAGGGCACTATTCGTGAGGGCTATGCCGGATATCGCCAACTGAAAGCAAAAACCGGTTTGTCAGATGATAAATGCCGCAATCTGGTGAACGCCTATCAGATTCCTACAGACACCCATGAGTTCATGACGCCGGACGGATTGTTGTCACGTCGCGCAATTGTTGCTGTGGAACCGTTTATGGCTGCTTTTTATCGGGTTATGGAGGAAGCAGAACCGCGAGGGACTCGCTGGTATCACCCGAAAATGGGGTTATTTCAGGTTATTGGTTGGCAGCGATGAAAAAAAGCCGGGAGTAACCCGGCTCACTCAACATCAATAACGGGGAGCTGTTTCGCATAAAACGGCTCCGAAACATCCAAGAACAGTTCTAAAGATATCAGCAGCTATATGATCATTTCAAGACCAAATATTGATTCTGCAATTTCGGGACGTTACACTGTCTCCGCACCTTATAAAGCGGGTGCCGGGATTGGCGTCCTGAAATTGTCAACGGCGATGTATGACGCGCCAGCGTCTTTTTTATCGTCCGCATTTGCTCACATCCAGATTATGGTGGGCTGGGCGGGGGCACCGAAAGGTGCGCCGGTCTCCGTTGACGCCGGTTACGCCAACCCCGTCCAGTTCACCACCAGTGAAATTGGCGTTTCCGGTGGTGGAAGTTTTTCACTGTCAACGGAGGCTGCCATCATGGCTACGATCCCAGCCTTCACTCAACCTGAAATCACCATTGACAACGGCCAGGCCGTTACCACTTCTTTGGCTGTTGCCAACTTCTTCTCCAAGCGTCATGACGATGTGCTGAAAAAGATCCGCACTCTGGATTGTTCCCCTGAGTTTTGTGCCCGCAATTTTGCGGAGACATCGATTTCGGTAAATCAACCGAACGGTGGTACACGCAAGCTCCCTTGTTACCAAATCACCCGCGACGGTTTTGCGTTTCTTGCCATGGGCTTCACTGGTAAACGTGCTGCCCGGTTCAAAGAGGCATACATCAACGCCTTTAACCTGATGGAGAAGAGTTTATCAGGTGCCGATGCGTCTGATATGTCAGCTGTCGCACGAAACGCCAGAGGCGTATACCTGCATTTGCGTGAAATCCATCAAATCTGGACAAGCCAGCTTTATCCAATGCTTAAGGCCGTTGAATCTCCGCTGGCTAGCAAACTGTACGACCGTGTTGGTGATGCTGTTTTTGGCGCTGCACTTGTTGATTCCAGGCTGAATGGTTCTGACAAGGAGGTTCGCCCATGATTAGTTACGAAATCATCATCTCCACTACGGAATACAGAAACGATGTATCAGTTCGCACGGATGTATCTGTCTGGCACCGTCGCTATAAATCCAGAAAAACAGCGGAACTGAAAGCGGCAGAGATGTGTGAAACCATCTCAATGAAAGGTAGCCCGGTTAAATACGTAACTACGGCGGAGGTGCGTCCATGATCCGCCACATCGTTAATTCCCTGTATCACCGATACAACCGTTGCCCCCGTGTGGGGCAGTGGTTCGCCACCAGCAACGGTCACGTTCTGCGGGTTTGCCTAGTCAACGCTGAAAGCCAGAAAGTCGTGTGCGAACTACAGGGGCGTAGCTACACCATCAGTTACCCTCTGGCGGTATTTCTGTCTGGAAAAATGTTTAAGCGTCTGGGAGGTGTGGCGTGAACTGTTTTCAGTTTGTGTGCGGATGTGCTTTCGATAACCCGATTCAGCGCCTGATTATGTTGCGTGTTTTGATGTCGGGTTCTTCAGACGGTGAAGGCGAGAGAGTTATTGATCATCAGGTGCTTGCTGATTTCTGCTGTTGTTCTAAGCAAGCGATATTCAGGGAAACCCTGGCACTGGAAAGAGCTGGTTATCTTCATATCCGAAAAATTGCAACGCTTACTATTGATGCAAAAGCCAGACTACAACCTGCGCGTGGCTACACAATTCTCATGCCGCGGAAGGAGGTTGTATGAGCCGTTACGCCCCCACACCGGAAGTTATGGCTATTGGTCAAATTAATATTTCCGGCAATGTTACACCTGCGAACTGGTGGAAATATATTCGACTACCCAGTGGGCGTCCGGATGCGACGGCTATCGCTCTGCTTTCAGAGATCGTTTACTGGTACCGCCCGACAGAGGTCAGGGATGAGCACACCGGAGCGTTGCTGGGATATCGCAAGCGTTTTCAGGGCGACAAACTGCAAAGAAGCTACCAGGCGTTTGCTGAGCAGTTTGGTTTCGGGAAAAGGGAAACCGCAGATGCGCTGAAGCGTCTGCGCGATGCAGGGTTTATTACTCTGGATTTACGCACGGTGGAAATGCTCGATGGGGTGAAATGCAGCAATATTTTGTTTGTCGGGATCAACCCACAGGCAATTGCGGCCATCACCACACCTTCTTCTGTTTCGCCAGAAAGTAACAGCAATAATGCAATCAGCGATACAGCTATTACGTTAAAACGGAACACCCCCCGACGTCATAACGGAACAGGGGATACGCCGAATGTTGATACAAATACAGAGATTACTACAGAGATTACAACGGAGACTAAAAACACTATTGATGCATCCGCTGACGCGTCTGCGCCAGCGCGTTCTGCCCGACAGGAATATTCACCGGAATTTGAACAGGCCTGGCAGGAATATCCCAAACGTGCTGGTGGCAATTCCAAGTCAGCAGCCTTCAAAGCCTGGAAAGCCCGTATCAGGGAGGGAATAAAACCGGAGACCATGCTTGATGGCGTGAAGCGGTATGCCGCCTGGGTACGTGCTACAGGAAATACCGGCACACAGTTCGTGAAGCAGGCTGCGACGTTCTTTGGACCCGATCGTCACTTCGAAGATTACTGGCAACAGCCAGCCGCTCACGGAGGTGGGCGACAGCGACAGGTCGATGTCCTGGCTGGCCTGGGAGCCATGTCTGACAAATTCGGTAAATCCAGTAACAAATTGACATTCTGAGGTGACAGCGATGATGACGATTGACCAACGTGAGAAACAAACAAGACTACAGGCGCGAATGGATGAGTTACGGGCAGAAATGGATGAGTTACGGGCAGAGATTGCATTTGCTCAGAAGGGCGAAAAGCCATGGCCTTATCGTTCCTGCCTGATGCGTGAAGATCGCGGATATTGCGAAAAACACGGTAAATATCGTACGCATATACTGGTGTGGATCGATCGTAATGGCGAGGACAGAGAAAAAATTTCATGCTGCCCTGACTGCTTGATCGCTGAGGCCAGTGATTTGACCATGGAACTGTCGTCCCTCAAGGCGGAAGAACTGACTGATAACGCCGGAATTGCTCTGCGTTTTCGGGACTGCGAGTTTGATAATTATCTGGAGGTTAATCCTGACGCAGCCAGAAATCTTGCGGCCTGTCGCCGCTATGCGGAGAACTGGCCAGATATGCTGGAGAACGGTACCAGTCTTGTTATGACCGGCAGTTGCGGTACCGGGAAAAATCATCTGGCGGTATCAATGGCAAAACACATCATCCGTAACTATCTGGCCAGTGTGGAGATCACCGACGTGATGCGCCTTACCCGGGCTGTGAAAAACTGCTGGCGGAATGACAGTGAAAAAACAGCGGATGACGTCATTGAGCATTATGCGTCACTGGATTTGCTGATTGTCGACGAAGTCGGCGTTCAGTTTGGCAGTGCGGCTGAAATGGCCATTTTGCAGGAAATTATCAATGCCCGGTATGAGGGTATTTTGCCAACTATCCTGATCAGCAACCTTTCACCGGAAGAATTGTGGGCGTTCATCAGTCCCCGGATTGCCGACAGGATCACCGATGGCGGGCGCAACTGGTTGTCGTTTAACTGGCCCAGCTACCGTTCTCGTATCGGAGGTGTTGCCGCATGACCAGCCAGAACACCCCGGCATGGCGTAACGATGACCTGGAAGGCGCTGTCATCGGTGCGTTTTTTCTGCGTGGGGCCGATCCGGAAGTGATGGATATTCTGGCCACACTTCCGGCGGATGTATTTTTTGTGCGTCAGTACCGGGATATTTACGCGGGGATTTGCAGACAGGCTCGCATATCCGGCGTCATTGACCCCGTACTGCTGTGCAATGAGATGCCGGAACTTGCCCCGGTGATTACCGACACCGGACGCAAAACCTGGGTGAAGTCTTCACTGGAGCACTATGTCGCAGCGTTGCGGCGCAATGCCGCACTGCGCGATGCAGAAAAAACACTGACTGAAGCATTACAGAATTTACGTGATGCGTATACCTGTGAAGCAGCCGAGGATGCCCTGAAGGATGCGCAGAACATGATGGCCTCACTGTCGACCGGAAAGGGCGTCATTCAGCCGGTTCACATTGATGATGTCCTTCCGGAAGTGGTCGACCGTGTTGAATGCCGCAATCAGGGACTGGAGAAATCCAGGGCGCTGATGACCGGTATTGATGAACTGGACGCAAAAACGGGCGGTATGGAGCCCGGAGACCTGGTATTCATTGCCGCCCGTCCTTCGATGGGGAAAACCGAACTTGCGCTGGACATCATCGACAAGGTGACTGAGCAGGGGCATGGCGTGCTTCTGTTCACCATGGAGATGGCGAACATCCAGATTGGTGAACGTATGGTGTCTGCTGCCGGTGGAATGCCGGTATCCCGTCTTAAGTCTGTTGCCCGTTTTGAAGATGAAGACTGGGCGCGTTTCTCGCAGGGCGTGGGACGAATGACGGGGCGTAATATCTGGATGGTGGACCAGGCAAACCTGACCATTGATGAGATATGTGCAACCACGAAGCACCACCGGATGAAACACCCGGAAACGGCGCTGGTGGTGGTCGATTACCTCGGCCTGATTAAAACCCGCAGCACGGGGCGTCACGACCTTGCGGTGGGGGAAATCTCAAAGGGACTTAAAAGCCTGGCAAAATCCGGCGGTTTTCCGCTGATTGCTCTGAGCCAGCTCTCCCGCGGCGTGGAATCCAGACCCAATAAACGCCCAATGAACTCGGACCTGAAAAACTCCGGGGAAATCGAGGCGGATGCCGACATCATTCTGATGCTTTACAGGGATGAGGTATACAACCCGGAAACTCAGGCCAGAGGCATAGCAGAAATCAACATCACGAAACAGCGTAATGGCACGCTCGGGACCATTTACCGGCGTTTTCATAACGGACATTTTCTGCCTGTGGACCAGGAGAGTGCCCGGGTTCTTTCCACACCCATGACGCCGGGCAATCCGCGCAGATACAGCAATAACCGCATGTCGGGCAGTAAAACGGAGCGTTTATTTTGAACAACAGAACAACCACTGTTTCACCGGAACAACTTCGTCGGCAGGCGCAGGAGATGCTTCGTTGTGCTGAACAGATGGAAAAAACGAGCGTGGCAAAAGATACGCTCCGCAAGCAGCTTACTCCGGCGCTTCGTGATCTGCTGCAGGCAAAACACCGTACACAAAAGGCGGTGGATGAGCTGGTGGATTGCGTGGAGGAACTGGAAGGACAGGTAAGCCAGTTTGAAACGCTGGTGAAGGAGTTTACTGCGTGATGGCTGAATTTTTTTCTCCTGCGTTCATGCAATACCGTTCGCTGAGGTGACCGTGAGAGCACTGCTGACCCCTGAAATTGCCCCGCGTATGGGGATCGTCTTGTTCAGACCCGGTTCAGAGCTGATGCCCCTGTTTATGCAGGGGCGTGTCCTGCTGGAGCCTGAGCCGGAACGTTATTCATCTTTTGCCAGTGGTGCCGTTCCGGCAGCATCACAACCGCTGGCGGATGATCCTGCCGTTCGGGCCGTGTTCCGCCATGAGGCGGTGATCCGTCGTGCTGGTGGTGTGGAATGCCTTGAGAGCTGGTTACTTCGTGAAAAAGGCTGCCAGTGGCCTCATTCCGGATGGCACAGCGAGAACATGACCACAATGCGACACGCGCCGGGCGCAATCCGTCTGTGCTGGCACTGCGATAACCTGCTTCGCGATCAGTTCACGGAACGTCTGGAATCAATGGCAACGGATAACTGTGCCCGCTGGGTGTTGTCCGTAGTCCGTCGTGATCTCGGTTTTGATGACAGCCACGTTGTGACAATGCCGGAACTGTGCTGGTGGCTGGTTCGTAATGACCTGGCGGATGCCTTACCGGAAAGTGCAGCCCGTAAGGCACTGAGATTACCGAAGCCTGTTGTGCCGTCTGTCACCCGGGAAAGTGACCTTGTGCCTTCGGTTCCTGCCACCAGCATCATCCGGGATAAGGCGAAAAAGGTGCTGGCGCTGAAAGTGGATCCGGAGTCGCCGGAGTCTTTTATGTTACGCCCCAAACGTCGTCGCTGGGTTAATGAAAAGTACACGCGCTGGGTTAAGACGCAGCCGTGTGCATGTTGTGGTAAGCCAGCCGACGATCCTCATCACCTGATTGGTCATGGTCAGGGTGGAATGGGTACAAAAGCGCATGACCTTTTTGTGTTGCCTTTGTGCAGAAAACACCATGACGAACTACATGCGGATACCGTGGCATTTGAAGAGAAGTATGGTTCCCAACTGGAGCTGATATTTCGTTTTATCGATCGCGCGCTGGCGATTGGTGTGCTGTCCTGATTTTGTGGAGAAAGTTGATGCGTGATATTCAGATGGTTCTCGAACGCTGGGGAGCGTGGGCGGCTAATAATCATGAAGATGTGACCTGGTCGTCCATTGCCGCCGGTTTTAAGGGATTAATTACTTCAAAAGTAAAATCTCGCCCGCAATGTTGTGACGATGACGCGATGATTATTTGCGGGTGCATGGCCCGTCTGAAAAAGAACAACAGCGATTTGCACGATTTATTAGTAGATTATTATGTAGTCGGTATGACATTCATGTCACTGGCAGGTAAGCATTGCTGCTCTGATGGTTATATCGGGAAAAGGTTACAGAAGGCTGAGGGCATAATTGAAGGGATGTTAATGGCATTAGATATCCGGTTAGAGATGGATATCGTTGTTAATAACTCTAATTAATATGCCAATTGTTTACTAAAAATTATTAAAAATGGGGCGTTGCAACGCCCCCAAAAATAAAGGGTAATATATAACAGAAGGTTTATATAGTTAGAAGCAAGGTTGTGCTCCTAAAGGAAGTGGCTTGAGGGAGCCACTTATATGTTGGGGAGGCAAAGCCTCCCGCAACATATCTTTTAGTAATCAAATTAGAACTGGTAAACCATACCTACAGCAACGATATCATCGGTAGCAACGCCAGATGCTTTCGTGAAATCGCTCTTATCAATCAGGTTGATTTTGTAATCAACAAAAGTGGACATATTTTTGTTGAAGTAATAGGTTGCACCTACATCAATATATTCAACCAGGTCCTGATCACCCCACGCACCCAAGTCTTTTCCTTTAGATTGCAGGTAAGCAACGGACGGACGCAGACCGAAGTCGAACTGATATTGTGCAACTACTTCGAAGTTTTGTGCTTTGTTGGCAATATGGTTATTACCAAAAACAGTCATGTTCTGGGTTTCAGAATAGGTGGTAGCCAGATAGATGTTGTTCGCATCATATTTCAGACCAGCTGCCCATACTTCAGCATTTTGACCAGATGCATTCAGGCTGTTGTTACCGTAGATAACCTGATTATTAGTGCGGTCAGATTTAGCATAGGTTGCACCTACACCGAATCCTTCATACTCATAAGTAGTGGAGAAACCGAAACCATCACCATTAGCTTCAGTTACGTCAGTGCGGTCATTTTTACCCTGATACTGAGCAGCAAAGTTCAGACCATCAACCAGACCAAAGAAGTCGTTGTTACGATAAGTTGCAACACCAGTGGTGCGACCAGTCATGAACACATCTGTTTGGGTCCAGGTATCGCCACCGAATTCTGGCAGAACGTCAGTCCACGCACCGATGTCGTATGCTACACCGTAGTTACGGCCGTAATCGATTGAGCCGTAGTCACCGAATTTCAGGCCAGCGAAGGCAAGACGGGTTTTATCTTTGGAGGAACCTTGAGATTCAGCGCGGTTGCCTTTGAATTCATATTCCCACTGACCGAAACCAGTCAGTTGATCGTTGATTTGGGTTTCACCTTTGAAGCCAAGACGGGCATAAGTAGTATCACCATCATCTGCATCATTAGAGGAGAAATAGTGCTTAGCATTAACTTTCCCGTACAGATCCAGCTTGTTACTGTCTTTATTATAAATTTCAGCTGCCTGAGCAGACATCGCCATCAGTACTGATGCAGCTACAGCAGAAATTGCCACTGTTAATTTTTTCAT